ATATGTAATCGAAGCCGCAATATGCAGTGAAAGGGAAAGAGCTCTATTCCCGGCGTTAGATATAGGAATGCAGCACGCCTGGATGGAAGGATATTCTGTGCCGTTAATAGAAGTTAAATGCGAGATAACAGAAAAACTTCCGGTTGGAATGACTGGGAATGTAATGATCTACAAGAACCTTAATCAGTGGAATGGCGAGTACAAATGGGATGGAACGATACAGTTTGATACAGAAGTAACAACGGAGGATTTGTGATGGAAGGAAAGGTAACAGTAGTAGGAAGGACGAAAATCCTGAGAGCCAGAGCTGGAGAGATCACTCTGCCTAAGATTGTAGGATTTGCGTTTGGAAGTGGCGGCTCGAATGGTTCAACAGTTCTTAGCCCGGGAGAAACATT